AAAGGAAAGAATAGTTTTTGGCGACTTTACAATGGTTATGATGACGAAGGAAAAATCATAGAGAATTTTGAAAAAGATTGGTATGTTTCTCATTTAACTGTCAAAGATACAAAAATAATACCAGATGCCGAATTAGCTGATGCTAGACAACAAATGACTTCCGATGAATATGACCAAGAATTTAATTGTTCATTTGAAGCGGCTATAAAGGGGGCGTATTATTCTAAAGAATTATTAAAAGCAAGAGAAGAGAAAAGAGTCTCGAAAGTTCCTCACGACCCAGCTTTACAAGTTCATACTTGGTGGGATTTAGGGATAGGGGATTCAACCGCCGTTTTATTTTTACAGAACGATGGGATAAATTGGAGATTGATTGATTCCTACCAAGCAAGCGGTGAAGGATTGTCTCACTATGTGAATGTCTTACAAGAACGAGCAAAGGAATATACCTATGGCGACCACTATGCTCCACATGATATTGAAGTAAGGGAACTAGGGAGTGGTAAGTCTAGGTTGGAAATCGCAGAAAGTCTGGGTATAAAATTCAGGGTTGCGCCTAATTTACCTATTGATGATGGTATCAACGCCGCTAGATTACGTTTTTCTTCTTTATGGATTGATGAGGAGAAGAACCAAGAATTTTTACATTGTATTTCTCTCTACCGAAAAGATTGGGATGACAAGAAAGGCGAGTTTAGGAGCAAGCCCTACCATGATTTTACTTCGCATTATGCAGATGCTTTGCGATATTGGGCGGTAACAGAAATGACTGACAGAAACCTCACACAATCTTACACGCCAAGCTGGGTGAGTAAAAGGTGGAATAAATAGTTGTGGATAACTTTTAGATTTGCATTTACAAATAAAATTTAGTATAATATTACAAACTGCTAGAGAGGGGCGGAATAATTATGTCTATTCCATCTTTAGCTTACGAAAAAGGGAAAGTAACTGGTGTAGTTTCTCCTTATCAGCCAAGCACAGAAATTAAGGAGCTTACATCACTTGCTCGTTTTGATATTCAAACAGGCGATGAAATATTAAATCGCCCTTTCAATGAGTTTAATAATATGTCCTTGATTCAGAGAATGAATACCGACCAGAAAGACTGGATGGCGTGGAGTGAATCACCATCGGAAAATCCTGATGAGAGTTGGATGTTTACCGGGACTAGCTCGGTTACAAGGAATAAAATCATATCAACGGCCGCCCATCTTACGGCACAAGTAATATTCCCTAACATTTTCGCTCAAAATGAAGATGACGAAGAGGATGAAGGTGCGGCTTATGTAATACGGACGGCAATAGAATACAACGCCAGAAAGTCAAATTATGAACAGACATTTTTATTTGCTGTAATAGCCGGATTGGTAAATCCTGTAAATTATTATCAAGTGGAATACTGTCAGTCTTACATTGATATTTTAGAAGGAACGGAAGATAGTTATAAAAAGGTTAAGGTGTTAGATGAGATGATGTCGGGATTTCAAGATTCCCTGCTTCCAGCCGATGAGATTTTAATCGCTAACCCATATCAGTTTGATATTCAAAAGCAAGCATTTGTAATTCACCGCAAACGAATTTCATACCACGAAGCGGAAGCTAAATATGGCGACCATCAGAATTTTGTTCACGTTAAACCCGGAGTAATTTCTTTAATGGATAGTGAAACTGGTCTTTTCTATAACATAGACGATGTAACGCAAGATTCACTCGTAGAAGAAACTGTTTTGAAATACAGGCATAAGGATAAAGAAATCTGTTTTATAAATGGAGTATATATGTCCAATGCCAATACTGAATATAATCCCATTGGACACAGGGATAATAAAAACCGTCCTAAATATAATATCGTAAAATTCGGAGCGGAACCGATTGATGCTATGAGATTTTGGGCTTATAAGTCCCTCGCGGCTAAATTGGCCAATGACAAAGAATTGGTGGACAGAATGAGGCAGAATGCTGTAGATGCTTCAACTTTCGCCGCCTTCCCCTCAATCTTCACAATGGGAGCTGGTAAAATGGATAGGAGTGTATTCATTCCCGCTACTACGACTGAAATTGGCAAGGATGCTAAAGTTTCCCCAGCCACAGGTTTTGCTAATCCTTCTTATGCTTATAATGCCGCCAAAGAAGCAGAGCAGCAATTAATAAATTACGAAGACGACAATAGAAAAGCCTTTGCAGAATTTAAGAAACCTCTGGCGGAGGGAGAAACACGTTCCGCGAGATTAGAAAGACAAAAGTATTTTTTTGTTGTAGAATTAGGCGCACTTGTTGATGATGGCCCTGACAAGTATTGCGCTCACTCTCAGAATTTTCCCTTTGTAGGTTTTGATGATTGTTATGATGATCTTCGGTCTTTAGCACAAGGAATAAAATCTGCTCTAGCGGGTCAAACGCCTCAAAATATTGAGGCTATTTTGTATACGGTTGAAGATCATGATGCTGAAAATAGAGAATGGAGAGAAACTGGGGAAGTAATCAGAGGATTTGTCGAAGGTTTGCGATTGGATAAAATTT